AACTCGGTAGGTTTGCATGCATCACTCGAATCTTCGTAACCAAATTCTTAGCGGTATCTTGTTTGGTTGCTATAACTAATATGTTCTTATCTGATTGAAATGTCATCATCCATAAAGAGTATCCAGCAGTTAATGTTGATATACCTAACTGACGAGCTTTCAAAATAACATTATAATTATGATTCTTAAAATCTTTTAATGATGCTTCTTGAAATGGGTATAACTCAAATGGAACTTTACCTTTCATTGGATGCTGAATGACAGCATACTTTTTCAAAAAATATACTGGATCTTTAGCACATTTTAAATACTCTTTTTTGATTACTTCTTTTATTTTATTATTATCAGTCATTAATCTGCTATATCCAATATTTTAATTCCAAAGTAAGTGGGAATGGTTACTGATGCCACCCCATATGTAAAGTATAGCCATTTATTTTCGTACCAACTCGGTTTTGCCAGTTTTGCCTTTTTTATGTAAGCCTCATTTTGTGCCTTTATCGAGACAATCTGTTTATCTTTTGCTACAAGTAGTAAAGAATCTAACTCCATCTGTTCCTCATATTCCGTTACTAAGCCTTCGTAGATTTTAATCTGAGCTGATTTAGTACTATCAGAATATTGTAATTCTTTAATTTGATTTGCTATTCCCAATACCTGTTCGTCTGTTAAAGTTGTTTGTGCAAACAATGGTATGGATAACAATAATATCCATAAGTGTTTCATATTCATTACCTATCTGTGTAATACATAAACTATACCACTTCCACCAATCACTACTTTCTTTGTTCCAATCGGATATAGTGTATCTGCTGACAAAGATGTTCCTGGTATCACTCCACCATTTGCGGCATGAATAACAACATTAGTTACTACTTCACATATAAATGCTGCACCAGCATTTGAACCAGTCGCATGAAATGTTGTTGAAGAAGGAACTTTTGTTATTCTATTATAATCGCCAGTTGCACGAATTGTAGGTGTTGCTCTGTGCATGCTCATATTGTTTTCTCCTTATATATATAATTATTTAGATTTTGAAAACTTTCTTAAAAAAGCTGCTGCATCGTCTACGGCATCCTTTTCGAAAGTTACTTCCATCTTTTTTACCTCGTTCTTAGTACGAGTAAGTTTTCTTTTTAAATTTGTTATTTCTTTTTTGTTTTTGGTTTTATTTTCTTCTAATTTTTCCACTTCCTTTGCAACTTCTTTTTCTTTTTTCTTCTGTTCTTTAATTACTTTACCAAGTTCCTCTACTTCTTTTGATTTTTTAGCACTTAAAATAGTACTTAATCCAAAAAGTCCTAAAATACCAACTATGAGTTTCTTTAAAAAGTCCATATTTACTTCTCCATTATTTGTTTGTATGTAGATTTACCCTCTAATTTTTTAGTTTTAGCTGGTTCATCAAAATCACTATCATCATTTTTTTTATATTTTCCGAATCCGTCCTTATCCCTAACCATTTTTTCATCAACGGGTTTTGGTATTCTAAAATTAACTACCTTTCTTCCGTTTATTGTTGGCATTCCATAATCATCTTTACCAATTTCTTTTACTTTAATTTTTTTGTTTTTAAATCTACCACCTAAGATGGTATCTCCAACATTTATATCTATTGTAATGGCCATTATTTAACTCCTTTAGGTAACAAATCAACTAAATTACCACCTTTCCATTCTCTACCTTTAACTGCACCCATTATTCTGTGGTCTTTCCATTTATTCCATAATTTTTTATTACCTGCAAATACCGATTCTCCACCTTGCTGTACTTGTCTATATCCACTTACACTTCCCATTTCCTTAGAACCAGGTTCAGGTGTTGCTGGTACTCCACCACTTTCTGTTCCCTCTGGTGGTGTTGTTGGTTTAATTAAAGTTTGAGCAGTTGTTACAAAATTTGCTGTTTCAGGTGGAATGGTATATTCTTGTTTTCTGTGAAATCCGTGTATTCCATAAGTTCTTTGTCTCGGTGATAATGGTGGTGTGTCATCTCTTAACTCATCAGATTTAATTTCTGAATTACCATCGGGATCACTTAAATATTTGTAAAGTTTACCTGCATCTCTTTTTGCCCGTCTTTCATTATTCTGACTATCAGGACCCCCATAGATATTATCTGATGCTGGAAAATCAACTTGTTGCATTCCACGAGTTAAACTTGCAGGTCCTACATATCGTCTTTCACCTCTTTTGGTAAATAAACCATCGGGCCATGCATCTCCTGTGGTTATTCCAGATCCACCATATCCTGAAGTACCCGTTGGTGAAGCTTCGTTAATTAATTTCCACAATCCTTTTTCGAATATGTTCACTAATTTCTCCAACTTATCATAAGGTTTTGTCCATCAAGTTTTTCAGTTACATTATCTTCCCTATCTAACTGACCACCTAAACCTCTTTCTATGATATTTTTTAAATCTTTAAATGTTAAATTTTTATCATCAAAAGGATGTGCCATATGTCCGTATGCTCCACCTTCTGTGATTAATTCTCTAAGTTCATCATCCCACCAATCTTTTGAAAGTGGTGAATATTTCTCAACATGAAGTCTTGGACGACCACCTTTAAATTTCTTTTTTGTTTTCTTTGCCGCTAAATCAGTATCTGCTTCGTTATTTTCTTTACGAGTTTTAGCATCAATTCCTGATGCTATAGGTGGGCCGGCCATTTGTTGGTCTTTATCAACTCCCATCCACTTCATGACTTTCCAACCCAAATTATCCATTACATTCCGTAAAGTTTTTTTATACTTTTTTACCTCTCCGTGAGATATTGGATTTGTTGCTCTATGTGACATAGTGTAATCTTCTTCTGGATCCATTGCTCCATCACTTAGTATATAATCAATTACTTTCCAACCTAAATCATTCTGTAATGATTGTATCCAATCTTCAGACTCGGATTTGTATTGTCCCAAAGATTTGTAAAATGTAGGTGGCCCGTCATCAGTTGGTGCATTATTTGTTGCCGAACCAGCCTCATTTAAAATATCTTTAATATCATTCTCAACTAAAAAATCACCAATGACATCATCACTAAATTCTTTTAAGTAATCTCTCATCTTGTTTCAACTTTGTTTTTATCTAACCACCATTGAACTTTAGCAACTAACATATCCTCATCTCTACCACCTCGTCTTGCACTAAAACTATTTAAATAATCTTTAACTAAATAGTAAGCTGGTTCTTCATCTTTTGAACCAGGTCTGATATTTCCTACAACTTGCGATGCTTGCATATCAGTATTTACATGGTACTTTAAATAATCATAATCAAATATACCATCATTATATCCTGATGTTTGAACCCAATTTAAAATCTTATCACCTTTATCACTTCTCCAATCCCAATCATTTTTGTATTTAGAATGTCCCCATCCTTGTACATAAGCGTAATACTGATACATTAAGTTAGTAGGTTGTCTTTTCTTACCAGGCTTACCTCTATAATCTAATTTATGAAAACCATCTTTCATTACTTCTTTACAAAGTTTTATTGTTTTTGATGGTATTTTAGGTTTAGCGCCAGTTGCCTTTTTAGCCATATTTATGACTTTATGAAAGTCACTATGTGTTACAATTCGTTCTACTATTAATTCTTTTAATTTAATCATCTTTTTTCCAAATCAAATGCCCTGGTTAACATTGCACCAGCATTTTGAAGTTTAAGACGAGCTTCATCATATTTTTTAAAGTATCTCATTAAAGTTCTATTCTTACTCTTTTTAATATCATCCTCAAGTTCATACCAAAGTTTCCCATCTCGTGCCTTATAAATGTAATTACTTCCAACCCTTAGTAATTTTTGGTGATTCATAGAAATATCATCAAGGTCTACCTTTTCTTCTAATATTTTCTTCATTTTAATCACTTATTTTCTCCGATATATATAGTTTCACACATATAAATATTAAACTTCTAAACTATTGAGTTTTTCTTCAACTTCTTCTTTAATTTTATTTAATTCTTCGAGGGCCTCGGTAGACATTTTTTCAACTTGTTCCTTATTCTGACTCCACTTTTCTTGTTGTAGTTCTATTTCTTTAACACCAACCGAATCATAAATCTCTACTGGTTTAGAAGCCTCTACTTTCCAATCTTCTATACTTGAAATTTGGTCTCGTATATAAGAAAGTTGGTTGTTTAACACCTTACTTTCTTCCCACTTCTCGTATTTTCCTTCGATACGAAGTTTATTTTCAAATGTTATTTGACAATCAAAACAATGTTGATGTAATCTATACATCTTATCATCTAATCGTTTTTTCATTACCTTTTTACACTTAGGACAAAACCAAGGCATTCTAGCATCCTTTAATGCAGCTGAGCGTTCATTTTTCTTTTCTCGTTCTAATCTTACTTCTTCTTCTCTTTTTTTCTTTTCGTCCAAATCTTCCATCTGAACATAAATCTTTTTCTCAACTTTATCACCACGAGCAACACGCTTAATATTTTCTATTTGTCTTTCTCGTTCTCTGTGATTAGTTGATAAAATACTATCACTCATACTCTAACTCCTTTGTAACGAATCAAGTTTAAACTTAAATTTTAAGTCCTCAAGTTCTTGATCTCTTTTCATTAATTCTAATTCGGCTTGTATTGCCTTAACACTATTTTCTTGTTCTATCTGTGTTTCTAATGTTGATACTCTATTTTCTAACTTGTACCATCCACCACCTAATGCACCTACCAAACCAATAATATTAATAATAAATTTAATATTATTCATTTTTTTCATCTTAAAGATTTCTTGTATATCTTCGAAATCTTCCATTAGAATGTCATCAATCCTGTTATTTGATTAATAGGTGCAAATGCTCCTGTAAATTTAAATGTCTTTCCGTTGTATTTAAAAACTATTCCTTCACTTGGAACTATTGCCTTCAGACCACCAATCTTATTTAATTTATCCAATTGTAATTTTAATGTGTTAAGTTTTTTCAAATCCTTTTTACTTCTCACATCTTTAATTGCTGCATCTAATTGTTTCTTTACTCGTTGAACCGTAGAGTCAGGATTTGCTGCTAACCAACCACTTACATTTGTCATTATTTCTGCACCAACTTCAAAGAACAATTCCTCAAATGGTTTCATATTCTTTTTAACCATTTTTGCGTGGTCTACTTTATCCGTAGTCAATACCCAATCTAAAAATTCAGGATGATTTTTAAAATCTTTTTTAATCATTGGAACTTTATACGACTTATCAAAAAATGCCCATCTTTTAGTTAATTTTTTTAATGGTGCCTTTGGAATTGTAAATCCGTGTTGTTTTGCTGCATTAAATATAAATTCTTCCCAATAGGTTTGGTGATATACTGAAAGTGAATCACTATCTTTTAAGTTATATTGTTTCTGTAATCTATTTAACTTATTTATAAAATACTTTTTCTTCTTTTCAAAATTTTGATGTTTAGGTACGGTTAAAAAATTAGGTTTTCCAATCTTATATCGTTTCTGTATGTTTTGGTTGACTTGTTTAATCATACCAGCTAACATTCTTGCACTATCTTTGACCTCTCCAATTGCATTTCCTTCATCATCATATTCGAGTGCTCCGTGAAATACGATTTCTGCCTTGTCATAATTTATCACATTAGATGACTTTGGCCACATAACCTCAAGATTCATCCAAGCCTTACCATTCTTGAATATTCTGTTTCTTTGTTTTTCAGAAAGAGAACCGATGGCCTTTTCCAAATCCTTCATAGCAAAACTAAATGCGTCCGATATATCCCCCCTACCTTTAAACTTTGAAATTATTCCACCTGTGGTTAGTGCTGTCTTACCACCATTCTTCAAGTGTCCTTTGTTTCTAGCGGCTACTAATCTTTCTGTAAGTAAATTTTCTTTGATCTCAAATAACTTTCTAAACTTGTTGGTCATCATTTGATAAACACCTTTATCGAAATAACCAAATGCCTGTTTAAATAATTTAGGTCTTTCTTTATCATCTATTTTAGGTGAACCGAGTAATTCTCTCATTACCGTTCCACTAACTTCTTTTCCACCAACCCTAACTGATTGATGTGGAGCTACCATAAAGTATCCGTGTTCTTCATATCCCTTTAGATTATTTTTGTGTTTTCTATAATCTTGGAAGTATGATAAACCACCACTTTTTTTCCTACCACCTGCTAGTCTACCAGCATCCTTAGCTCCAAATATATATATCACGGCTGTAGTCTCGGAATCGTATTTTTTTAGCACATTATTTGCCACCAATGGAACTTTTTCCTTTATAATACGATTCTTAGGAACACCCATCTTTACCATATGACGAAGTTTTTCTCTGTAATTCATAGGGTGTTTAGGTGGTTTTTTAATGTCTGATGTGGTGATGTAAGCATCATCTACCTTTGACTTTAACCACTTGTAAGTTTTTAAGTGATGTGGGCCAAATGGTTGATACCTACCACCATAGATTCCTACAATCTTTTTAATCTTAGGTCTATCTTCTTCGGGTAGTAAATCTCTTATCAATTCTCTTGTTAATTTATCCATTATACTCTCCCACCTTTATCGAAGGTTGTAAATTTCTTTAACTTATCAAATGCTCTAAATTTTTTCATCTTTTCTTGTTTTGTCCATTTCATCTTATCAAATACTTTCATTCTCATGTGTTGTTTTACTATCCAATAAATATCAAGTGGATTACCACCCATTGATTTTATCCACTTGGCGTATTTCTTAACCAATTTAGCTGATACATGCTCATGTCCATAATGAGTCCAAAACCCTTTCTTTGGATGTAATTTAGCAGTTGAGTCTTTTCCTATATCGTGAAACAATGCTGATAGAGCGAAGTCTATATCACCTGTTTTAAGTGCCCTATTCGTAACAGCAATAGTATGTTTTAAAACATTACCTTCAGGATGTGCATCTCTCCTCTGGTCGTAGTTTTTTAAATTATACACACGTTTCTTCAAGTCACTTGGTAACGCGTTATAAATGTCTTTGAATTTCTTCGGTTTTTTCCGAACTGCTATTTCATTTAAGAATTTATCTTTTTCCATATTTTGTATTGCTTTACCGATGTCCCTTCCTTTTAAATCACTTGAAACATCACTACCCCTTACCGATAGTTTAAATCTAATTAATTTTTTAAAATCTTTTCCAATGTACTTACCCCATTTAAGAATTTGACCTTTACTCAATTTGGTCTTTTCTTGAAACTTTTTAATCAAAAAAATATTCTCAGGTTTAAAATTCTGTAATGAATTTAAAAACTGAATATCAACTATTTCTTGAGTAGGATAGGCTAAACCATTTAATTTCCTTATTGAATTTACATCATTTTTTCGTAAAATCCAAGCTAAAAATAAAATATAATCGTTTTCATTTATGTATGGAATCTTAACTTGTAATCCAGGTAATATCTGTTTTGTAAATCCTAACGAATCAGCAAGCTGTAAATACCTCTTGGGTGATTTTGCCTTTCTAATCGACTTGACAAACTCATCTCTGATTCTTTCTTTACTCACACCTTTAAGACTTGGATTCTGTCTTAGTGCCCTTTCAGTTTCCTTACCTAACTTACCACCGAGTGCACCTTGAAATCTTAATGCCCTCATCTTTCTTAACGGATCTTCATCAAATCTTTCGACAGCATTTCCAACGGTTCGAATCTTCTTCTTTTTTAAATCTGCTATACCACCAACCAAGTCTACAATTTCACCCCTATCCATATCGTAGAACAACGCATTTATGGTCAAATCCCTTCTTTTTACATCACCCTCGATGTCGGTATAATCAACTGAACTTGGGCGTCTCCCTTTACCAATATCCTTTCTGAATGTTGCTATTTCGTGTCCACCAACTATTACGACACCGAATTGTTTTCCAACCTCTACGGTTTTCAATCCACCTTTTTTTGCTATTTGTAATACCTCATCGGGTTTAGCATCGGTGGCTAAATCAAAATCTTTTGGACTCTTTCCTAATATTGCATCCCTTACTGCTCCACCCACAACAAAAAGTTTTTTCTTGTTTTTCTTAAAAAGCTTGTGTATCTTCCTGATGTCAGAGGGGATGTTGAGCCTAAATTTAGAATACTCATTCAACGGAATTAAATTAGAAAGATAAATCATACTTGGTCTATTATTCCTTCTCTGTCCTTGTACCATTTTCTAAATTTTGCTGGTGTACCGATTGTTATTTTGTTCTTGGGGACATATTTGAGAATTTCTTTTTGCCAAGGTCCTGGTTTATTGTCTCCCCATTGTTGCATCCAATATCCATCCCTTGTAATCCTCTCCATTACAAAAACATCTATAATCTTAGGATTATATATAAGAATTTCATTCCACCATGCCGATGGTTTATCTTCTGGATTTATAAGATTCTTCTTTATTTTTGATTTATTCTTTACCAACCACTTGTTTTGCCAATCAAACCACTCTTTTATAAATTTACTAATATAAGGTCCTGCTTCTTTTACTGTTAATTTTTTATATTCATCATATTCAATTTCATCATCTGTCATCCATAAGTCATGAAATACCGCATCTATTCGTCTAATTTTATTTTCCATTGTTTCAAGTTTCTTAAAGAATCCAGCTCTTTTCATAGCATTTTTAAAAATCATTCTATCACCAGTTATGTAATGTGATTCTATCCATCTACGACCAGTCTTATCGGGTACTGTATCGAAGTCCATGTATCGTTTAGCAAGTAAGTTTCCCCTAACATAAAATATAACTCCACCCGTACCTGTTTGAATACCTCTACCTTTAGCAAGTGGTGAGTCATTGTTAGCACGAGTGAATGTTGATATGGATTTTTTCTTACCTATTATCTTACCAATTGTTTTTATGTGGTCTGGATTAGTAACATGAAATGAACTAATAGGTATTTTACCAAACATCTTTTCGTGTAATTTAGGATAGAGTGCTATCTTATCCCCATATTTTATATTATCTAATGTTTTTCTTGTATGAGCAGGATACCACTTATTATCGTCTAACCAATCTTCTGTTAATAATTGTTTTAATTTAATCATACTATTTCTCAAAATCCGTTGAATAATCTTGACCACCATATTTATCCCAACTTGCTATAGTGTCATAAAAATCTTCATATTTAAGTCCAGTATTGATAACTCTCTTTATCACCTGAACTCTCTGAATACTCTTATCATCACCTCTACCTTTTGCTGCATCATATGGATTATCCGCCTTTGGAAAATGAAGTTGAGTATATCTACCCTTCTCAAACCAAGGCTCGGGTTTACTACTATCCACTCCTAACTTTCGTTTTCTTCGTGGATTCGTCCAACCTGTTTCGGGTTCACCTGCATCCGAACCGCCCGTTGAACCGTTGTTATGTGAATACTCATTAAGTATATCCACAAGTTTAATCATTGAACTCTCTACCAAAAAATTCATAATTTAATTTTGTATACTTTTCCCATTCTTCAGGAACATCATCTTCTTCAAAAATCGCCTCAACTGGACATTCAGGCTCACAAGCCCCACAATCGATACATTCTTCTGGATCGATGTAAAGTTGTTTTCCGTCAGGATTAAATCCATCTGCCTTTGCCTCATCTCCTCTACCTTCTCTGTCATCAGGTCCGTGAATACAATCAACAGGACAAACTTCTACACAAGCTGTATCGCAAGTACCCACACAAGGTTCTACTATTATAAACGCCATTTTAACTCCTTTTTAACATTTGCTTTAAATCTTTTTTTGGTACTAAACTTTGTTGTTTCATCCATTTTTTTGCTATTTTATTTTTAACTGGTTTTTTCATAAACTTATCAATTCCTTGACCAACTAACATCTTAAATTTCTTTTCTGCCTGTTTTGGTTCTAAGTGTTTATTGTTATCCACAATTAAAAAATTACTACCACCGAACAACCCTTGAAAGAATGCCATATTTTTCTGAACATCTTTCCAACTATCCTCTACCACATCTGCTGGTAATACTCGTGGTCTTGTTTCGTTTCTTTGCTGTGCAACTTCTAATGAGGTTGTTACGAAAACCATATAAGTATCATAACCTAAATCTATCAATCTTTTTCTTTTCTTTTGTACGGATTTAAATTTATGACCAGTTCCATCGATAATAACGCCCAAACGACCTTCCAAGTATTGTGCCATTCTCTGTTTATTTAGTGATTTAGCATAACCTCGTAAACCACTATATCCTGCATAATCTGGATCTGTAAGTTGTTTAAATAATTCGTCAGGAAACTTTTGAATGTTAAGGTAATCTACGGATGAATCTTGCCCATAAAATTTCTTTAAAAGCATTTCTAATTCTTGGTCTTGATTAACCATTTTTAATCCATACTTGGAAACATTTATTTTTTCAGGAATACCGAATAAACCCTTTGCAACATAGGATTTACCACTACCAGGTCCTCCAGCCAAGAATATACCTTTAAAGATACCTGGATCTCGAACTCCTTCGTTTAGTAAATCTACCAATTTTATCATAAGCAAACTCCGTTTAGGTGTAATGATTCACTAATAAATATAAGAAAAGGAAAATTTTAGAAGTTATTAGATGGATTCGCCTATACCGATGTGAATAACTTTATAGTCCTCTGATGTAGGAATGTATCTCCAAGGATCAATTATTACTGAACCTTTTTCAAACGGAAAACTTGTAAATTCAGGATGTTTAGTTCCGATAAAATATAATTGAGAATGATTCTCAGTTTCACTATCATCGTACATTTCCTTTATTTTTTCCCAAGGCTCATCAACATACGGATCCCATATAAATACTCCATGTCCTCTTTCTTCTAATATATTCTGTAATAAGATGGATGGACTGCCTGTTGCAATGTTGGTTTCAGGTTTGAAAGATTTTCCGAGTATATTTATTCCTCTATCTTCAGCATGTTTTTCTATCAAATCGGCTAACCAATCAGTTTGATTTTCTCGTTGTTTCATTATATTATCAAACCAATCATGAGATAAATCTAACTCTTGTGATAACCAACTAAGTGCTATGTTATCTCTTGGGTGACATCCACCACCATCTCCCATACCACCTGACCAATAGGATTCGGCTAATATTCTTTTAGTACCAAGTGATAACGCATTCATCACATCATCACAATTGGTATTAGGTAGTTTATGACACATTTCCATTACGGTATTTGCAAAAGATAATTTTGTAGATATAAAAGTATTGTAAGAAACCTTAATCAATTCGGCATTTTCAATTGTAGTTTCAAACACAGGAGCATGTGTTATTGTTTTGTAAAACTTTCTTGCAGTTTTTAATGCCCAATCATCATCTTGACCAAATAAAATAAATTCAGGATGTAAAAAATCTCTCATTGTTGTTCCCATAGCAATAAAGAATGGATTGTAACACAATTTAAAATATGGATTGTGGTCTATAATTGGTTTAATTTCTTTACGGATTGTACCAGGTAAAACCGTAGAAATAATAATAACCACTTTTGGTCGCTGTTCATCCCATATTTCTATTTCTAAATCTTTAATACCTTGTTTTAAATAAGTGTAATCAAAATCTTTTCTATGCTTTGGTATCCGTGTAATTCCTTCAAATTCATCTCCGTGTGGTGTCTGAATCGGAACGAAAATAATATCAGATTCCTGTACAACTTCTCTTATCGATTTTATTTCTATCTTACTTTTATCTAAATGGTCTTGAGCCCATATTTCCTGATATTGAAGTTTCTTTGTATCGACAATTTCTTTAACTTGTTCTGAAGGATCATAACCTACTACTTTATGACCTCTCGATTCTACTGCCAAAGCACAAGGTAAACCAAGTTTACCCAATCCTATAAATCCTACATTCATGATACTAACTCCTTTTCTAACTCATCCATCTCTTTATGAATAAGTTCTTTTGAATTATAAAAAATTTCTTGATTATGTTTTATTTTAGGTAAAACAGAAACATATTTTTCGTGTAATTCTTCTTTAGGTAAATTACACACTCTTTCTACTTCGTTCATTATAAAGAAAAATCTTTCCTTATCGTTTTCAATTTCATCATAACTTTCATCAAACATTTCTGGAAAAGTTTCAAATCCTCTACTCCGTAAATGTTTTAATGTATATGCACATCCCAATAAAATCATAGGGTGTAATAGCATAGTTCTATAAACTTTTTCTGTTATAAATTTAAATTCATTTGGACTATCAAAACCACTACCAAGTACTGAATCCATTACGAATGAAAAATAACTATTCTCAAAATACTTATGTGGAATCGCCTTTTTATCCTCTAATATTGGCCATTTATTATCAAGAGACGCCCTTATTTCTGTTTCATCAAATTCATCTAAATTTACAAATCTGGCAGTTGAATCGGTCATTTCTGTAAATTTTCCACTTGGATTTATATGCTGTACCATATCTAAAACTAATGGAAGTTTTTTCCATTCCTCATATTCAAAGGAATTTGGATACCAATTATTTTCTACTGCAGTATCAGTTGAATTATATGCTTTATTCATTTCTTCTGCACTTTTCAAAGAATTATGATAATCAATTTCATCTTGATTTCCAAAGTATGCTGAAACATACCCCTTATCTAAAATATTTCTTCTAAATATTTCATTTAAAGAAAACTTTCTATGTATGTGCAAAGTAGAACAGAGTGCAATATATGTTTTTGGTTTTCTATGATTTTCTAAAAATTTAAAATACTCATCTGTATAAGGTATCTTGTTACCAAATAAATATTTTTTTCTAACAAGAAATTCAATTTGATAAAATTCCGAATCTACCCCAACAACATTAGGATGAAGATTTTTTGCAGTATTACTATCTAAAATTTTTACTTTGCCTGATTCAACCCCAACTTTTTCTAAATCGTTTAATATTTTATTTACCATCCACCTCTCTAATATTTCACCATGATGATTTAATATCAAAGGATATTTTATATTTGAATTTTTATAACTATGTGTTTTCTGATCAAACTGAGAATCATTAAAATTAGTTTGATTGGTTATCATGGGTGAATCATAATGTTCCCCCTCATTATTATAACTTGCATCTTTTATAGCAGCAGAATCATCACCTATATAATCATTGATTTTAGGATATGCTCCACCATATTCATAATGATTAAAAATTGGTGATGGAAATCTGTCGTCTGTACTATTCCAAAATCCACCAGTTTCACATATAATTTCTATAACATCAAATCGAGTTGGTACTTTGTTATCTTTTCTATCAAGAGTAACTTTACTCATTTCTTCAATATTATTTCGTGCAACCTTACCGAGTTTATTCTCTATTTTATCTAAAAATAATTCATCAGTATGATACTCTTTCCACGCAGAATCTCTAAATTTTAATATTTCATCAGATGATAATTGTTTTGAAGTTGTTGGTTTTGTATCGTATGAGTGAAACGAATACGAACTATATTTTTTATTTAAAAAGTAATCTGAACTATCTTTGTACCATTGAGTACCAGGCAATGATATTGCAGGGTAGGCATTCCACCCAACGGTATTTAATTCTTTACTAAACTCTAAGGTTTCTTTCATAGTATCTAAGGTATCGGTTGGTAAACCAAAGATATAATTTGCCATAACATGAATATTGGCATCTTCTACTTTTTTAACCACATCCTTAATGTCTACATCTTCAAATTTACCTTTAGAAACTTCTAACCTTATACTTTTCTGTGAACTTTCAATACCAAGTGCCAACCATCTTATTCCTGCATCTCTTAATAATTTTAAAACTTTTGGTTTTTTAATAGTATCTACTCTTGAATATGCCCACATTATTAATTCAGAACCATATCCTCTTTCTATCAATCCCTCACATAAAGGTACATAATATTTTGGATTAAGTAAAAACATCTCATCAATAATTCTAATAGTTTTTACTCCCATCCCTACCAACTTATCAAATTGTTTTAATATAAACTCAGTTGACCAAAACCTCATTTTATTATAGTTACCGGCAACACCTATTTCTTCATTATCATCCCTATTAATCATATTAATCATACAAAATTCACATTGAAATACACAACCTAACGATGTGTATATAGAAGCATAAGGTGTTCTTTTTTTCTCATCGTATTCTGCATGCCACATTGGTGAACGATACAAATCAAAAGGTTTTTCTTTATATGGTAATAAATCCCAAGCATATCCAGGTAAATCTATATCCATTCTTTCTTGTGGTACAACTTGTTGTGGTTCTGTTAATATTTGTGTTTTTTTATGTGATTCATCTATCCTATAACCAATACCTTTTACTTTTTGTAAATAATCCGTAATCCAAATTTCTTCACGATCTAGTTTTAAAATTTCCCACAAAGAATAAACACCTTCGTTTGTAAAAACAATATCAACACTCAATTCTTCTCTCAAAACTTTAGTAGGCAATGCCTGTACATGAGAACCCAAAAAGGATATCGGAGCTCTCGGATGTATCCATTCTTTTGCTTTTAATAACTTAGACAATCGAAGTGCACCTTCCATTTGTGCAGTTCCACCATTTACATTTTCTCCATATACACAAAAGACTATTAATTTTGGATTTATATCAAAAACACGTTTAATGAATGTATCATCATCAAGTTTTTCTGCCAATACATCAATTATCTTTACTTTGTGTTTTTTAGAACGACAAGATTCTGCTAATAATAAGGCCCAATATGGTGTTCCTATGGCAGAATATTCATTTGAAAGATTTTGATATACCTCTTTTGAACTCGCAGGATTTATAAATAGTACATCCGTCATTTGTATAACCTTCTAAATTCTTTATATAAAAAATCTGCCCATAATGAATGTGATTTTTCATCAGGATGTGAACCATTAAATCCACTCCATCCACCCTTAGTATTTTTAAATGTATTTACTTTATTATCCCACTCAAGAATACCACCTGTTTTCTTTTTCACCTCATCCATTATCCAATCTTCTTGACATTGATGGTAAATTTTATCAAGGTTATACAAATTTTCATAATTACCTTGTATGTGATGTAATACATTATTCTCCATAGAAAAATAAAAGTAGTATTTTATATTATATTTTTCTAATAATTGTTGCATTGCAAATACTCGTAGGGCAGTTTCTTCGTTAAAATAATTATCATCAAAATAATACTTTACATATTGTTCCCAAAAGTTTTGTGATGGTGACATACCTAAAAATGGGCCGTGGTCTTTATTACCTGCGGGATCTCCACTAGCATCCATTCCATTATTATTGGAAGCAGACATATATTCTGGTTGAACAGCAAAATTTATTGATTCATACATATTAGCAATATCATTATACCTTTCTGTTCTTACCGATTGTGACCAACCTAAAACTATAAAAGTATCTTTCAACTTATCTTTATTATTAAAAATCCAATCTTTTGTTGTCCTATAAATTCTATTATTAGAACTTCCATTTTGTGAATGGTTTATTTCTTCAACTCCCATTTTATCTGAAAGTACTTTACTCCATCGATGGGTAAATTGCCAATTACTATCATTTGGATTTTGTAATTCATCTCCCCAAACAAAGCTACAACCATTTGTATATAAATATTTCATAACACATTCCTAATTTGTTCATCCATTGCCAACTTCATAACATTGAGTAATTCAGTATAGGAATGTTGATTTATATTACAATTTGCGTATTTTTTTAATATTTTTTTATTGTGAATAATCTTAGGTTTAACCATTTCTAATAAATCTTGTAATTCTTGATTTGACTTGTCTTGTAGTTTTTTTAAATTATCTATAATAATTTCTGTCCGTTTTTTCAAATCATTTTCTTCATCATAACTCTCATCAAACAATTCAGGAAAAGTTTCAAATCCATATTTTTTAATCCACTTTAATAGACTTGGTGAACCCAAAACCATAAATGGTTGATTGTACATTATTGGAAAATAAAATTTTTCTGTAAATCTTATATTAAATTTATGATATTCTGATTCTGTAACTACACTACAAAATGCATCTTTATAATAAGGAAGTATGGAATGAACTGAACTTAAATGTGATGTTTCTTGTTGATGGATACCACGGTGTGGGCCCAATCCCAAATCATCAAGATAAACTTCTTTCCATCTTGCAGAAACATGACCATCCTTTAACAAATTATTTTCTTTTAATTTATAATATAATAATTCACGATGATCTCCTTTACTACTCATAGGACAGATAAATAATTTACTTCCGTCAAATTTTACTTCTTCTGTATAATCGTTAAGTGTATTCTTATGAGTATCCAAAGATGATATTAAACAATGGTTAAAGGAAACACTATTAAATCTCATTTTCTTATCAAGATTGATGTGGTCATAGTATTTATACATTCCATGATTTGGCCCTTGATATATTATTTTTTCCATTGGTATGTTACACCACTTAAAAAAATTGTAATAATCTTTAATGGTATCTTTATGAAACATCCACTCCACAGGTTCATATATTACAAGATAATCAAATTCAACTTCTAATAAGGCCTGTTTTGCACTAACCCAAGATGAATGATTAGAATTATCTTTAAAACTACATTTCCAATATTCCTCTTGGTCATAACACGGCCAAGGAAATTGTATGATTACAAATTTCTTATCATAATGTCTTTCAAAATAATTATTAATTACTTCGACTCCACCATAGTTCCATCCGTCTGGCCAAGGTTTATGTAAAATCATACTTTAATTTCCTGTAACGAATTTAAAACTATCTGTTCTTTGTCAATTTTTTCCATAACTGATTGATTGTGTTTAATTGTTGGTAATAACTGTATATAAATATCATGTAACTCATCAAATGACATATTAATTACTCTATGTACTTCTAATGTTACAAATTTAATCCTTTCTACATAATCTTCTATTTCATCATAACTCTCGTCAAACAATTCAGGAAAAGTTTTAAACCCCAGCCCCCTAAGATATTTTAAATGATAAGGTGCTGTATAAAAAATACACGGATGAAACATCAAAGATTGTATTGTTTTGTCTGTACTTTTATGAATAGTACTATGTATATTATCGTCAAGATAAGGATCGTGTTCAATAAAATCTATCGGTGGACTTTCAGTAACAATTGAAAAATAAGAGTTTTTATAATTTATATATCCTGGAGTATTTTCTACTATTGAACCACCATATGGTGCATAACCAAATTTTTGAATTGTTCTATCGTGTCGATATTCAGCATCTTTTCCAGCAAACCATTGTTGAACAATTCGTTTTTCATCTATGTTATCTATCTCATCAACTATTTTCTCATCACTCAAATCATATTTTTCCCAAACTCTTTTTATATTTTTTGGTAAAATAAAATCTTTATGTGTTATATGTGATAATTGTGCCTCATCGATATCAGCGTGTTTTGAATGTGTTGCACCTTTGTCTAATAACAAAGGAAGTTTTGATAAAAAATCCTTGACTTCTTCTTGAGATATTGTTAAATTTAATACACCAAAAAACTCATATATAAAATCTTCAAGTTCGTCTGGTTGGTCTTTACAAGAACCACAAGATATTAAACCATATTCATCAAGTTTATGTTGAAGTAAATATGCAATTAATCCAGCTCGGTATGGATGTAATGTACCATTGAATGTCACATACTTAAATGGCTTTCTATACTTTGTTAAATAATTAGTTTGATTTTCATCGTATGGAACTACATCATCAAACATTTTCAAATAACATTCTGAATATCTATATGGTGCCCAATCAATTGTTAAATTATTTTCAAGTGGTAACGAACAATTTCCTTTATCTTTTATTTTGAAATTAATATTACCATCAAAAATATAAATATTATCCGTGTTAAATCCCCTTTTCTCAAATAAATCAAATAGGTAAATACGAACCGTAAGTAAAACTTGCTCAGTTCTTCTATCTAATATCAATATTAATTTATTTTGGTTTACTAAATCTTTTACTCTTTCGTAATTAGACCAATCAAAATCAATAGATTTAGTTACAAAATTCCAAGGCGGAATATTAACAAAAAATAAATTTGTATATTCATCACTTAAATCTTCATATTTCGTTATAGGATTTTCGAAAAATGGATTATTAGTTTTGTAATGTATTTCCCAATTTACACAAGGTTCTAAACTACAATCTTTAGGTATAAATTGTCTATATGGATATTTCATTTAAAAAATTATTTCGTTGTTCCACCGAGTATACTTTATAAAAGTGCTTATAATTGTGTTTCAATATATCTTTTATTGACCAATACCATTCATGTAATTCTTCTAATGATTTCTCACATAATTTATTAATCTCTTTTTCTATAGCCAGAAATCTTTGTCCTGTATCATCAATGTTATCATATGACTCATCAATAAAAGGTTCAAATGTTTTAAAACCATATTCCTTTAATTTTTTCAAACTACCAGCGTTACCTACATAAACAAACGGATGAAAATTGAGAATAGGTTTCCAAGTCTTTTCTGTAAATCCTATTGAATTACCATTTTTCTCTCGTGTTTCAAAATGTGATTCTGTACATATAGTAAAATATGTATCTAAATAATGTGGAATAATATTATTAATAACTGAATGACATACTGTAAAATCTTTTTTATCTAAAACTAAAGGTAGTTTTTTCTTGAGATCATCGGCCCCATTTTCGTACTTACTTTCTACCTCTTTATCATTTAAAAGATATCCGTAATGTTGCGACTTTAAATAATCTTCCTCTTTGTCAACAACATCCCAACTACTCATACCATAATCAGGAAATGATACTATACCTTTATCTAAATTATTATTGATATCTAAAGATAAAACTACTAATGCTCTATGTTCTTTGGGAAGTCTGTTATAGCATAAAAAATATTTACTTCTTACATTATTCTCACCATCTTCCCATTTTTCTCTATTTTCTATACTTCTTGAATGTCCACCATGATATAAATTATTTTTATGTTCGTTATTAAATCTATCAACGGTATTAGTACAATAATTAGAAACTACCATTTTAATATCATTAATATCTGATTCTTCATTCAACAATACATTAGCATCACTATATATTACATTTTTTAATGGTATTTCTTTTTTTAATAGTTTTTTTACAAACTCATCATACAATCTAAATAAAGAATCACCATGTATAGAATCTTCTTCATATCCATAATATACTAATAATTTTGCTTGATTATTACGAAGATGTTCTAAAGTTGTATTCGGAATAAAATCTAAAAATGATGTGTTGACATCCTTATTAGACCAAATATCTATACCTATCGAATGTCCAAAATTTCTCACACATCCAGGATATACATATTTTTCATTTTTTATTTTCGATACTAATTTAATATCTACATCTTGATTTTCAAAATATTCACCAATTACAAAACCAGAATCACAAGGGAAGTAGTCAAATGATTTATACTCAATACAATTATCTATCGGTGTGAATCTTCCTTGTGTAGTTACTCTTGGTGGGCCTTCATCTGAAAATTTATCAACTCCTATTGTTAACATACCAATCCACAGTTTTTTTAATTCCTTCTTCAAAAGACCACTTTGGTTCAAATCCAAGTTCATCTTTAATTCTTTCGGTACTTACCATTCTAAAAGGTATCGTGGTTGGTTTTGTTTCATCATATTGTACTTTTGGATTTTTATTTGTGGCCTTTAAAACTGCATCTACAATATCACCAACTGTAATTGCTGTTCCAGCCCCAACATTATATGGTCTCATAGATTCTCCCTTTTCTAAAACTAACAATCCACCATCAACTACATCTCTGACATATAAAAAATCCCTAACAACATCTGATGTTCCCCAAACCACAAACGGATCCTCACCACTTAAAACTCTGTTAATTAGTGCAGGAACTACATGACAAGTTTTAGGATTAAAGTTGTCAAATGGCCCATACATTGCAGTTCCTCTTGCTAAGGCTATTTTTAAATTGGAAAATCCACTTACAAACTCCATTAGTTTTTCTCTATACCTTCTCATCCACCCATAACCAAAGTAAGATTCATGTGGTTCTTCATCCCAATATTCATCTTCTGTAATTGGATATCGTTTATCTGGATAACCAGTAGAACTATTTATATCCAAATAACCTTTAAGTTCACATTTTGCTGCGGCCTCTAAAACATTTGCAGTACTATTAATGTTATGTAACAATACTTGAACATTAGTTCTTACTTCTGATGGATTTGTTATGTAACCACCACAATGAATAACATAGTCAGCACCTTCTAATAGTTTAATACAATCTTCAAGTTTAAATAAATCTATATTTTCTATAACTTTAATTCTATCATCTTCTATTTCCATAGGTCTAACATGAGTGTGAGTGGTAACATCGGCACCTCTTTCAAGTAGTTCAAGTATAAAGTTTGTTCCTACGAAACCACTTCCACCCGTTACAACAACTTTTTTATCTTTATAAAACATTTATGACTCCTCATTTAATTTAGTACATAATTCTATTATTTGATTTTCTTTTAATTCAGGATGATTCCCAACATACAATCCAAACTGATGTATGTAATCAGAATTTGGTAAATCACCAGCATAGTAATCATATTTTTCTAAATATGGTTGTTTAGCCTGATTACCACCACCAGCAGTTCCTACTCTGTATTCTACTTGGTTATCTTCTAATATATCACATACTCTAATAAATCTGTCTTTATCATTGTTTAAAACTATTAATGGTAGTGCAAAATTACTATTTCCATCTGTTTGATAATCAGTTTTGAACACAGACGAATCTAATTTACCTAACCAAAGATATAAATTATCTACTCGTTTATCTATATTATAATCTAATCTTTTTATTTGAGATAAACCAAGTATTGCATTTAATTCTTGATTTCTCATATTATAACCTGGTACTGCAAAAGTAAAAAGTGGGTTTAAATCAGGATGTGATATTTCGTATTTTTTTTGTAATTTTCTTCCCAATTCATCATTTTGTAAATAATCCAATCGAGTCATTCCGTGTGAACGAAACATTTTTGCATATTGATATATTTCATCATCATTTGTACAAACCATACCACCTTCGATTGTTGTCATGTGGTGTCCAAAATAAAATGAAAAATTAGACACATCACCAAAAGTTCCTATTTTATTACCTTCGTATGTTGCACCATGAGATTCACAACAATCCTCAATTAAGAATAAATCATTGTCCTTACAATATTTTACCAACTCGTGTGTTATTGCGTTGAAACCCAAACAATGAACAAGTGTAACTCCAATTGTATTTTTATTTACAAAAGATTTTATCTTTTCTAAATCAGTAGAAAAGGTTTCCAAAGAAACATCTACAAAAACTGGCTTTAATCCAAGATTCACGATAGGTGATACATCACTCACCCAACCTAAAGTTGGAACTATAACTTCACCAACTCCCCTCATTTCTTTCATAATAGAAACCATTATGTAATTTGCTGAGGCTCCTGAATTTACAAAAACACTATGTTTCACATCTAACCATTCCGACCAAACATTTTCAAACTCTTTTACTTTACTTCCTTGAGTAAATCTTGCATTATCGATACTGATGTAATCAATAAGTTGTTGTTTATCTTCTTGAGTTATACTATCGTTTATAAGTTGCCATTTAAACATTAATCATTACCCCATTCTTCATCATTCGTATTGGATGGATAAAATCTTCCATTTTGATATTTGATTGGTTCAATATACATATTTGAACTGAACTCATCTTCCTCTAAATAAGGATACATATCCTCGATTGGTGTTTCCCAACCGATTATCTTTGGATTATAATTATGATATTCATGACAATTTAAATCCATAACAATAGGACCTTCGTGATTCAAAAACTCTCTAATCTGTTCTCGGACTTTTTCATAATCTGAACCATCGTCCACTATCATCGTAGGTATTTTATACGCCTCAACAATATCTTTAAAGTTTGGTGGATTGTATCCTATAGGCCCACATGCTTCCATCCTACCCTCAAAATTAGTTTCTTGGAATGCCTTAGTTATACCATAAATATGATTATTCATAATGATAGTTTTTAAGGGAATGTCATAATTTAATAAAGTTTGTAGTTCTTGTATATTCATATTGAATCCACCATCACCAATCACACAAACTACATTTTGTGATTTATCTGCTGCTACTGCTGCTCCAAGTCCACCAGCAAACGAGAATCCCATAGGTGAGTTTCCATTATTTGTAAAGTATCTTTGACCAGTTTTTGTTTCAAATGCGTGATTAGTAACCACAATGTTACCCCCACAATCACCACAGAATATATCATTACTTTTCATTTCTTCTGATAGAATACGAGTAAATGCATATGGATGTACATACTTGGTTGGTTTAAACATATCCTTTGTTACAGGATCATATTTATCTCTCCAACCTTTTACTCTATCTACCCACCAAGTAAAATCAGGTAAAGTTTCCGTTCTCTCTAAAATTAATAACTTTTTCTGTAAAATATTAATAAATAATTTTGCATCTGAGTAAATACATTCATCAAATGGAACTTGCTGTAGTTTCTTTTGTAATCCAGGTATATCAACATCTACCGTATATTTTTTAGCATTTCTAGCAAAACTATGTATGTTACCACCAGTAATTCTACCTGATATCCTACTACCTATTGCTAATAATAAATCAGAATTTTGGATTCCAAAGTTTCTTCCTTTTCCACCATAAGTTCCAATCCTACCACCAAAATATTCATAATCATCACATACAACATCAAGTGCGTTCCAAGTTGGAAACATAGGAATCTTTAAAGTTTTACCGAGTTGTAATAATTCATCAATGGCACCACTTAATCTAACTCCACCACCAATCATCAAACAAGGTCTTTCACTATTTTTAAAATCTTTAATGAAGTTATCAACTTGTTCCTCAATTTTAGAAACATTATATGTATCCCCAACCGTATCTTCAAATCCAACCAAACTATCAACATCTTCTATATCTTGTTTTTGAATATTTAATGGTATATCTAACAATACAGGACCAGGACGACCTTCTTTTGCTTTATGTATAGCATATTCAAGTTCATACTTAACATCATTTTTATCTGTTATCATCTTTGCATATTTTGTAATAGGTTCTACTATTCCAACTATATCTGTCTCTTGAAATCCTATCTGTCTGATACTTTCATTAGGTCTCATAAACTGAGAATTAATTTGACCAGTTATAAATAAACACGGAACACTATCGTAAAAACAATTTCCGATTGGTGTGACAAGATTCATTCCACCAGGACCACTTGTAGACATTGCAACTCCTATATCACCACTAACTTTTGAATAACCTTCGGCAGCAAAACCACCACCTTGTTCGTGCATAGTTGCTATGTATCGTATGTTATCATTTCTCGTAAATCCATCAACTAAATCTCCGTTAGCGTGTCCATACACAACGAATATTTCTTTTACCCCTATATCGGATAGATGGTTTATTATATAATCTGCTACTTTCATTAATCCCTCTTTGTAGTTATTGGTGTAACACTATGTTTGGGTTTTGCTAAATTCTCAACCCTATCTTTTTCATACTTCCAAGATGTATCACCAAGTAGTTTTTCAAGTTCTTCTTCTTTAATTTCATAAAAGTTTTCTTCTGCTGGAAACTGACCACCCTTTACTTCTGATTTATAATCTTCAAGTGCCGATTGTATCAACTGACCTGCTTCACAATATCTCTTTACAAACTTAGATTTAAACTCCCAAAACAATCCTACTAAATCGTGAAGAATAACAAGTTGTCCATCAACTCTATCTCCTGCACCAATACCATAAACTGGTATATCAAGTGTTTCTGCTATTATTCCTGCTGGTTCGGTTGGCATTGCTTCTAATAATAATGCTGAACATCCAGCATCTTGTAATCTTTTTGCTTGGTCTAACACTATCTCAGCACTCTTTGCTGTTTTACCTTGAACTTTATATCCACCAAGTTTAGCACGAGTATGTGGTGTTAATCCCAAATGACTCATAACCATAATACCTGAATCACATATTGCCTTGATTCTATCAACCATTGCTCCCTCAACCTTTACCATATCCATACCAGCAACTATGAATCTTCCAGCGTTTCTAACTGCCAATTCATTTGATTCTTGGTAGGACATATAAGGCATATCACCGATTAAGAAAGCATCTTTTGCTCCTCGTGATACTGATTCACAATGGTTTATCATCTCATCCATTGTAACGGGTATAGTTGTTTTGTATCCGTGTGTTGTCATCCCACAAGAATCACCTACAAGTATTGCATCAACACCTGCCTTATCTGCTATTAGTGATTGTGGATAATCATAAGCGGTAACAAGACAAGTTTTTTCTTTTGTTCTCTTATGTTTTCTTAATTTTATTATTGTAGTTTTTGTTCTACTATCTGCTGGCATTTTGTAACTCCTTTTTAATAATAACTAATTGGATGCTGATCATAACCAAATTTTCCTCCTGGTGAAAATATTGCCTGTTTTCTTGCAAATCGTTCATCTCCCCTAAATAAATAGGGTGTTGAATGATAATCATCACATAAAACTAGCCTAAAATCCACCGAAACTCTTGTGGTCAAATCATTTTTAGGTCTGTCCATAGTCGTGTGTAGACAATACCCATTAAAAATCATAACATCTTTTAATCCTTTAAGATTATTTGATTTACTATGTAAATATTTTTTTAAATCAGTATCCTCTCTATTTTTAGAAAAGTATTCAGAATCGTGATTATATTTAGAAAGAATTTTCTTAGAAGTTTTTAAATCTAATACTCTAAATCCTAAATCTTTATTTTGTGTAATAGGACACCAAATATTTATTTCTCGTGTGTGGTGACCGTTCATCCAATCTGAATGCCACATAGGAAAAATACTACTTTCCATATTAGGAAAATGAACTCTAAAATTAGGTACGGATTGAAAATAAAAATCTTTTCCCAATAATTTATAAATCTTTTTTAATACTTTCTCAACATATTCTTTTTTAAATTTTTCATCTTGATTATATAATAATTCACCTACTTTATTAACAGCAGATTTATAACCATCACCCTCAAAAGTAAAATAACTTTTTGGAAATTGTTTATGAAGTTTTTCTAAATCATCGTGTTCAATATTATTCTTTTCCATAATTCTAATAAAAAAATCATAAAAGGGTTTTTCAATTTCGTTTTTTACGAAATTCATATCAGATCCTAATATTTTACTTAGAGAAGATTTTTCACTAAGTTCTTCTCTAATATACTTTCTTCGAGCCCACGACTCTATTTCATCAAAGTATGGAATAGTCATCTCTACTTCTCCAAGTTTCGGGCAACTTATCATCATTTTTAATACAAAAACCAGTAAGTGTATATCTACTTTCCTTTGACCAATTATTTGTCGGTGTAACCCAATGAGGTATACCCATAGAATGATTATGTATCACTAATCTGTTTGGTTGTGGTAAAATAGTTTTAATATCATTATCAATTGACATATGTAGTAATCCACCCCAATCATATTTCCAAGTTTCTTTTTGAAAATGCATCACATATCCAATATAACCCATATAATCATCTACATGGGTTCTTAAAAAATCTTTACCATTTCTATTATACTTTGTTGCCTGATGTCTACCTTTACCAGACTTTCCATCCGTAATAGATTCAATAATAGGTTTTATATATTTTTTATAAATCTCCAAAACTCGTGGACTATGAGATACACCTTGACTTCCATAAAAATGATTTGTATACACCTCATCTACTGATGGGAAATATTCATCACCACTATTCCACAATTCATATCTATCATCAAATGATTGTGCAATTTCTTCATACTCACCTTCTTGAAAAATATCTACTATCTCATTGTAAATATCAATAGGTAAAAAATCATCAATTACCACATATCCGTTTTTATTATATTTTATTTTATAATTCATTTGGATTTTTCATAATTTTTTCATATAAATCCGATACTAATTTGTCTCTATCCCAATCATGAAAAAGTCGTTGATTGTATAGTATCTTATCGTAAACGGAATCATACATTTCTTTTAATTCTTCTAAAGATTTTTTATTAAGTTCTAAAATGTTATTTAATACTGCATCATATCGTCCACGAACATCTTCTATCTCATCATAAGACTCATCAAAAAATTCAGGAAAAGTTTTAAATCCTAAACCTTTTAAATACCTTAATGTATAAGGACATCCCAAAACTATAAATGGATGAAAAAATAAAGCTCTCCAAGTTTTCTCAGTTATTTTTAATGGTGTGTTTGGATAATCTTTTACTAACTCCTCTGGTATCTGACTATTAAACCAAGTTTCCGTAACAACAGAAAAATATGAATCTTGAAAATATTTAATATGTGTTTGTATTGACAGATGTTCATCACTTTCATCAGCACCATCTAATCTTTTTTTGTTACCAGACCAAAAATCCTTTGAAAGTTCTACTTTTGCCCATACAGCGTTCCAATCTATTTTTATTTGTTTTTTAACCCAATCATAAAACTCCTCACCACCAAAATTATTTGAATAATGAGAATCTTCTAAACAATTATTTTTGTATAAATCATCTAATAATACTACTCTATGTGGTTGAAATGAACCGTTCATACATAAAAATTTCTTTGTTTTAAGTTTATTATCATTTTCTTGAAATAAAAATTTCTTATAATATTCCCAACCTACTCCATCTCCAAGTGGACAATATAAATACTCATCCCAATTCTCAACAAAATCAAGTGGAAGATTAAGATTACCCTCTATAATAACAAAATCATCTTTAGTCATGTTATATCTATCTTTCATTACTTCCAACAATTTTTTTATTCTTAGAGCATCTGAAGCTTCGTGACGAGTTAAAATAAGTGTTCTTTTATTGAAATCAATTTTACTATACCACCTATACCAATCATACGGATCCTTTTGAGTTGGCAAACCTCTACCACCATCTAATATCCGTTTTAGTGTTATTACATCACTCATTGATTTTTAAATACCACTCAATGGTATTATGTATTCCTTCTGTTAAAGATACATTTGGTGTAAACCCATAACTTTCTGCACGTTCTGTACTCATTATTCTTTTCATATCACCCATAGGTTTTGTAGTATCCCACTTAATCTCTTTACCAAAATATTTAGAAACTATTTCTGCAACTTCCTTGATGGTTACTCCTGTTCCACTTGCAAGATTAACTGGTTCATTTACTTCGTTCTGTACCATATGTAACATTCCACGTGCCACATCTTCAGCATAAATTAAATCTCTTATAGGTGAACCATCACCCCACACTTCCAATACATCATTTTCAAAGGCCTTTTTAATTAATGATGGAACAACCATAGACCATTCACCAAAATTATCATAAGGACCATATACATTAGCAGGTCTAACTATTGAACAATTTTTATTGTTGGTTTCTTCCATATACGATTGAACATTTAATTCTCCCATTCTTTTTGCCCAGCCAGGATACCAATCGTGTTTTGACGGAAATGTTTCCCATACGTCATCCTCGTAAAAAACTTCTGCGGGATGGTACACACCTACTGAACTTGTGTATAAATACCACTTACATTTAGAATTAAAAGCTGCTTCAGCCATATTTGCACCAAACTGAACTTGTGGAACACTAAATGTCGCTGGAGATTCTATCACTCGTTTTGGTGAACCTTTAAGTCCGGCGAGATTAAAAATAAAATCTTTACCTTCACATATTTCTTCACAAAATTTTCTACTTCTTAAATCACCTTCGATATCAACGGGTAATTGTGAAGTTGGTAAATCTACTCTTGTAACATTAGCATCTAAATCTTTTAATAATTTTATTAAAAAATGTGCCACCATTCCACCACCACCTGTTACTAATACACTTTTATTTTTCATTATAAAAATCTCCTTGTTCCACAATCATTGTAGAACCTTCGTTTTCGTAAGCCTTTTTAAATGCAGGAAATATTTCTTCAGGCTCATTTAATAAAACTACATCAATTTCTGTTAAATTATCTTTCATCATCTGAGTGTAATCTCGTGTGTGTTGTATCCCACCATCCAATGGAAATTTAGCCCCAATGGAAGTTCTAATAATGACCTTTGGTTGAAATATATTTTCTGTCATATATTTAACCTTGTCTAAATGGTTCATTAATGCATCCATACACCTCATTAAAAAATCAAATCGTGGAAAACAACTAATTGGAACATATCCATCTAATGCTAATCCTGTACTCATTCCCATTTGAACTTCCTCAAAAACAGGAAGTTCTATCATTTTCTCTGATGGTAAAGTATTTAATGTATTATAAATGGCATTACCACTATATAAAACTGATTGTCCAAGAAAAACTGTATCATCTTTCTCACTCAACCACTCCATACTTCTTATTAATTCATCTTTGTATTTCATAATATATTTTTAACCTTTACATAAAGTTCTTCTGATAATTTCTCGTGTGCTTCAATACCAGGATGTCCGTGATATCCGTGTTCGTCATCTTTAAAATCAATTCCAAAACTTTTTAATTTTTCTGCTATATGATGAAAACTATTAATTGATTTATTATAATTCCACCAATGATTTTTATCAAGAAACAACTTATATTTATTTTCTTTAATTACATCAACTTGTAATCCAATTGCATCAAAAAATAAGTAAGATATATTATTTGATTGAAAAAAAGATTGTAATGAAATTATTTTTCGTAAGTAATTATCCTTAACTTCTTTTTTGTTGTGATGTTCTTTCCAATACTGAATTACATATTTTTGTAATCTCTTGTCATCCCTATCATTATGAGTAGGTTCTCCATTTGAAACTTGTACATATCTATCCAAGTAATTATCATAAAACTCAAATCTATCATAGCCTGTCCAACCAATAACAAATAAAGTTTCACTTAAATCTTCAATATGGTTAAGTGCCCAATCCATAGTAGTTCTAAATATTTTATCATTTGAATTACCATGTCTGGCCTGATTTATTTCTTCTAAATCAAGTTTATCTGAAAGTAATTTACTCCACCTCTCATCAAATCCAATATCCCACTCCGTGTGTTTTAATTTTAATCTTTTTATCCGTTCATCAGAATATTCAATTAAACAAGAACCATCAGACATACTATCTCCACCAACATACAAATATTTCATATTAAAATAATACCCAATTTCCTGTTCCATGATGTGGAAATCCTCTGTCATATTGATAGTAAATTACACCATATGGGATATCTCTTTTTTTATAATTCCAAGTTTCATCTGTTGGTGTATTGGTACTCATATTATTATCCTCAACAACAAATTGTAATGGTAAATCAAAATTAGTTGCGTATTTATGTGCCTCATAAAAGATACCCGTTTCAAAGGCCATATCTCCTATAAAACACCAAGCCTTTTGTTTAGAACCCTTCCGTTTTAAAGATAGTGCCGTACCAAGTGCAATAGATATAGTTCCACCCACAATAGAAGATGAGTAAAGCTTAGGTTTTTTAGAATGTACACTCATACTTCTACCACGAACTACCAAATCCATTAGTGTGTCTCGTGGAACACCATGTAAAAGTGCATGATGGTGATTTCTATGTCCACAAAAAACCCAATCATCAGGATGTACATATTGAAATATTTCTATCAATTCCTTTTCGTTATTTTTAGTTAAATGAACAGGAGCTTTTATTTCAGTATTTTCATACTTCTCTTTGACTTCTTCTTCAAATTCGATTAAATCGGATTCTGTTATTTTAATATCTCTTACTTTTTCTAATGTGTATGGTATATTCATCTGTCTCTCCCAAATAAAGTTGGATTGTTGTGGGGCCATTCGAATGACCACATCTCATCATCCCATTTTATGACAAATTGTTTATCTATATCATTGTAATTCCCATCAAATGCCTGTTTGTAATGAAATGTACAATCATCACTTAGAACAAAGTGTCCATTTGCACAACCAGGTGGAACTAAAACTTGTTTTCTGTTTTTAGCTGATAATACAAACGAATCCCAATCTCTATATGATGGTGAGCTAGGTCGATTATCTGCAACTATAAGGTAAAATTCTCCTTGTACACAATTTATAAGTTTCCAAGTTTTATCATCTCCGTGTAAACCTCGTAGTGTATTTTTTCGTGAATGTGAAAATTTATCAAGTCTCCAATTTAGTCTTGGATATTTTTCACTATCCCAAGTTGTGTAAATATCACCTCTGAAATCTTCCCAAGCATCTATTTCAAAAGTCTCTAATCCTTCAATCATAAAACTTTTCTCCAATAATTTAATAAATCATCACAAATTTCTTCTAATCCTTTTATTGGTTTCCAACCTGTTTTCTCTCGGAATTTATCACTACTTGGTATTTGTAATGTAATATCAGTTGGTCTAACTCTTGCAGGATCAAGTTCTTTTATAAAGGCTTTAGGATTTATTGATTTTGATATTAACATATCTAATGCATCTCCAACCGTACAAGTGTAATCACCACCTATATTATAAACTTCACCAGAATCACACTTATCTACGGCCAACCAATAGGCATGAACTGCATCTTCTATATGATTATAAGTTCTAACGGAATCGAGATTTCCGTGTTTAATAGGATGTGTTGGGAAACTTGGGGCATATGGTGGAAAGTTTTCATCTTTTTC